TGCGTTAACAAAAGCTCTAACTAAAATTATGGATTCTGATGGGGGAGGACTTGTGAATTGTAAATTACTTCCGGAGATTGTGTAATCTTCCGTGGGATTAAATGTTAAGCCATCCACGGATACTATTAATGAATTGATATCATATGATTGCGTGATATCAAATGTAGATGCAACACCATTTGCTGCAAATTCTACCGTATCAATATTAAATGCTTGTGCACCTGGCGTTGGGAGATTTGTTAATTGACTACCATCACCAACGAAATATGATGCAGTTACCGATCCAGAAATATTTGTACTGCCAGAAACTATAAGCCCTTTTCTGGCTATAAATTCATTTGCCATAATTCCCCTTTTTCATTATCCAAAGGTAGTTAAGTATATTTTATAGTGCTCGAATTGCGGTTTTGACTATCCAATTATTTGTAGTTACTGTTGCCTTCAATCGTGCATTTCCACCAACTAAATCTACAGTAAATACTACTTCTGCTGTATTTCCTAAATCATTAGTAGATGTATCTGTATATTCTACGTTACTAGTTCCTTGTTGCCAAACTGCCATTACTGTTCCTGCTCTATAATTAGCTCCATTCTTTACTACATAATCAAAAAATGCAGCATCATAACTACCAGTAGCAACTGTTGCTACAACTTCTGTTCCAGAATCAATATCCGCATTAGTTGCATAGGTATACAATACATTGTTTATAATTGCATTTCCTGTTGCAGTTATGGATCCTGTAACATACATTCCATTTTCTACATGTACAACATCACTATCCATTCGAAGTTTTGAAACAGAACTTCTATTATCAATATGATCATCGCCCGTTGCAACAGTAAATCTATTTGAAATTAATACTTGCTCGTCGCCTAGAGATCCTGTGTTCTTCGGACCCGCTATTAATATTGCACTATTATATGAAGATCCCGATGCATTTTCATATAACCAATGATTTGTAAAACTATCCCAATACAAAGATCCGGATGTTGGCAGTGCAGAACCCGAATCATTTACGGATATACCTCCAAATCTAAGAGCTTCCGTAGTGTTTACAACTATTCTATTGTCCGCAATATTAAGTTGCGATGAAGTTACATATTGAATAGATTGAGAAACTGCAGTTAGCAATCCTGTAACTGTTAGGCTTCCACTAATGTTAACATCTTTTGCTATTCCCACCCCACCACCAACTATTAACGCACCGTCTGTATAATTTGTGCTATTTGTTGTGTTGGATATGGTTTGTATTCCAGTAAAATTATTAGAACCTGTAGTTGTAAAATTACTGGGGATGGAAATAGTAACAGTATTATCTGTTACAGCGGTAGTTATTCCGTTAGAACCTGTGATGGTAAGTGATTCAGTTTTTAAATTTAATACATCACTTCCGGTAGAACCTGTAATAGTTAACGTAGAGGCAATATTCGTTAATCCAGACCCGTCACCAACAAATGAGCCTGTAAACGATGTGGCTGCTACTGAAAATCCTGTTGCATCTATATTTCCACTTACAAGTAATGAGCCTGTTATCTTCGTTCCATTTGCTAAAACTATCAGTCCCTTACGTGCAATGAATTCATTCGCCATATTATTCTCCCTACGCGATATCTATGTGTATTTTATAGCTTTGGAAATAACTTAAATAAACTTTGAACCGTCCAAGCTCCAGATCCACTACCTTCACTATTTACACGTAATCTAAATTCATTTGAAAAATTTAAAAACGTAAATGATATATCCGATGTATCTCCAATATCAGCAGTAGATACGTCGGTAAATACTATATTGCTTCCACTCCATGTAGCCATTATCATTCCCATTCGTGTAGCACCTGGTCTACTAGCTAAATATTCAATCGAAACTCCTGCATAATTTAGAGTAGAAATGTATGGCAATACATATTCTGATATACCAAACACACCAGACGTAATTGATCCTGATAATGTTAGACTTGCATTTCCTGCATTTAATTTAACTTCATCCGCTTTTACATAATCAGATACTTGCAGCGAACCAGTAATAACCGCAGAACCACTATATGGAAACGCAGGAGCTGCTTCGGCATTCATTGCATAACTTGCAGTAATTGCCAAAGAAGATGTTTGTGCATATGAAGAACTTACTGCATACGAAGAACTTAAAGAACTTTCTGCAAACTCAAGAAATGAACCCGTTACAATTTGAGTAGTTGATGGCTGTGTTAATACGACTTTTGTTTCGCCATCTTGTACAACCGTAACCTTAATATCTGGCTCCGTTATACCGATACTTGTTTCAGGTTGTTCTTTAATGAAAACTTTTAAGTCAGATAATTCAAAAGAAGTATTTGACATTTACTACCTCGTCGCGGCGGGTCTTATATGCAGACTTCCTTCTAAAATGCGTCTGGCAGATGATCCACTGGTCATTAATACGTCATAAACGTATTTTCTCTGATCTAGTTCTAGCGTTTGTTCTTTTGTTATTAATATATACCGATCCTGATGCATATGGCGGTATTTTCGTAAATGTAAAACTAGTGGCGATATCTTCCGAGGAATATGATTCTCTAATCGCCCCCTCAAAGCTAACATTGGTTAGATCTTGTGGTATATTTACACTACTACTCGGGGAAAGTCTACTTTCATTAACTATTTCTACTAATATCTTGAAAGTTTCGCCTTGCCCTATATTAAAATTAGTAATATCTGCCATAAGTATCTCTAAAATAGTGCCTTAATATAAATATCAAATTTTATTCGAATGTGTAATAAAATTCCCCCAGATAATTTATACCTGGGGGAATTTTCCTGAAAATTAATACTCTACTATTAGTAGTTAAGTAAGCAGTAATCCGGTTGGATGGTTACTGTGAATTCCATTGGAGCACCATTATCACCCCAATCTAATTCTTGGAAATCTACTTCTGTGATTTGTGCACCTTTGATAATCCATTCTTCTACTTTATCACCTACTGGACCCAACATATGTAATACTAGGTCTTTCTTGTAGAATGCTGCGTATCCATCACGACCCGTTACTGATTCGTGGTGTAGACGAACCCATTCAATAACAGCTTGTGCACCTGATGGTACAATGGGATCATATAAAGTCATTGACATTGTGCCCCAAATGCTCTTACCCTTAACGTAGCGTTGGAGATTGATATGGTCAATCTTTTGTGCTTCTTGAGTTAACTTAGGACGATTAATCTTTTTAACTAAATATGATGGAACTCCATCCATAGTTAGGATGAAGCGATTTTTTGTCTTTGGTTCAAACGAATTGAAAAACAGTTCTTGTTCATTTACTAGATTTGCCATATTATTCTCCGAGGCGGCGAATTTTTATTAGTTTATTTGAAACCATTATTAATAAATATTACAATACTAAATTTTAATCAAATTTATATAATAGTGGGGAATTTCACCCCACTATTATACATTATTTAATTAAGCTCCAGGGAATGTTGCGCCTGTTGGGAGAATGTTGAATTCTAATGAAATGAATTCAGCAGTCTTTGTTGGTTGTAGATACAATTGACCAACCAAGAAGTTACGATCAATTACATCAGGTGTATTGTTTGTTTCATCCATAATTACCTTGAATGCATACAATCCTGAACGTTCTTGGATGCTTGCCAGATATGGATTTACAATGTTTAAGAAACGGTTGCGTGTAGCTTCTACGTTTTGTTCGAATACCAAATAACGTGAAGAACTTGCAATGAATTTCTTAACTGCGATCAAGAGACGACGAACATTTACACGATCAAGAGCTGACTTTCTACGTTGTAATGTCTTTTGACCCCATACACAGATACCTTGTCCTGGGAATGATGCAATTGGATTGACCTTTCCTTCGTATAAGGTATCTCTTCCCGCCAAGTTTAATCTCTTAGCAACACCTACTGCACCTTCGATGCTACCACGATTTAATCCTGCTGGTGCAAACCATTCAGCGGCAACGCTATCGTTGTAGGCATATACTTCAGGCAATACTACTGAAGGTGGTGCCCAGATAAACTTGTTGGTATTTGTGTCAATTACCTTTACCCAAGGATAATATACCGCTGTATAGTTGCTATCAATTTCTGCTGCTTTATTTACTGCATTGTCAATTGTTGAACTATATTGTGTTAAATCCATAATATAGAAGCAGTCTTGACGTTCTTCACAAAGTGTAAGAGCTTCTGTTGCAACATAAGAATGTAATTCATAGATTACGCCAGGTAGAATCAACAAATTCATATCTACTGAATCTGGATTACTTACTGCTGTTAATGCTCTCTTATATGCTTGTGATCCATCCGTAGCAGCAGTTTGTAAATTAAATCCTTGTGAATTTTGCGTAGTAATATCTGCGCCTAACTTAAATTCACGAGCAGGATTTAATCCATCAAACCCACCTTGGAATGGAACTGTAAACTTACGATACTTCAAATGAGAAGTAGTTGTTAGTGAAATTTGACTGCCATCTGCTTCGGTGGAAGGTACGTTTTCTAAACTAAATTCGCTTCCAACTATGTCTGCATTTTCAGGAATAGCATTCAAATATGACAAGTTTGTCAAATTTGTGTCAGTGAAATCCCAACCATAATACTTCTTCGTATCAGTTGCAGTAGTTGACCATCCTTGAGTTTCACCATCTACCCAACGTGTAGTTACCCACGAACCGGTTAAGAATGTGCTTGCAACTAAGTTTGCAGGAGCATACATAGTTCCAAATCCATATGGTAATGCCGCAGGTGGGATCACTCCTTCTGCCATTTCAACTCTAATATACTTGGAGTTGTTTCTGAATTCACCGTTGTAATATGTTTCACCTGTGTCTGAATCATAGAACGGTGCACTTGATCCGATTCTACGAGCAATATAATTTGCCGAATTTGGATCTAATGATAATCCATCCCATTGCTCCAATACTTCTACGTTCGAATCGGTATCACCAAATCTACGAACTGTAAGTGTGAATGTACCGAAGTTGTTGGTCGCATCTAACGTATCTGGCTTGATTCCAACGATAGAAATCTTGATGTCTTTGTTTGCAGCAACACCATCACTTAATGTGTGTACCTTAAACAAATCAAGTCTATTTCCGCCTACTGTTTGAGATTGAATCCAAGGCGTATATGCGTTGCTATATTGAACGCCAGTAAAATCTAATTCTGTTACAGTAGCACCAGAAACTGTTGGTGCTTCTGATACGAATGATACGCTTGAACCGCTTCCTGCTAATGTTGATGCTTCTGGGAAGAATGCATAAAGATATGCAATTTTATCTCCAGCAGGATCAGTGCCCAAATATTGTTGAATATATGAGGTTGATGATGCCACTGAACTTAATCCTGCTTGTGACGAAGATACACCTGCGGAACTGGTCAATGTTAATGTAAATGATCCAGT